GCGCCACTCGGTTGTACTGGTTGTCGGCCACACCGGCGGTCATCACCACCGAGGTTGTCGGGTTGAAGCCTGGGACAGCCTGAAATCCTCGGGCCTTGGTGCCCTTGTGTGTGGCGACGTTCTCCTGAGGGAGGCCGTACTGGTTGGCCATCGATAGCAGGGCGGCGTTGGTCTGCTTCGGCGCCTTGTAGCCGGGAGGCTTCGACAGCGGCTTCCACTTGGCGCTCTGAAACTGGCTGAAGCCCTTGTTGTACACTCGGATCATCTTCACCACACCCGAGCGTAGATAACCGACCGACCCGATTGCCTTCCGCATCAGGGCCGAGGCTGCTGCCTTCATTTCTTCGCCATAGAGGCCGCGGCGACCGCCCTTGGCTTCCTTCGACTGAGCTATGAGGTGCACCCGGCGAAGGATTCGGGATTTACCGATCCGCTTGCCGGTCTTCTTAGACTTGCGGTTGATGTCACCAACCGGCGTCCCAAGGTAGTCAGCGATCCTCCGGCGCTCCTGGCCCGGTCTCTTGGGCGGCACCAGGACGAACAGTCTCACCATCAAATAGAAGAACCGGCTGTTGATGGCCTTGTGAAGGTCGCGGCTTGTCGTCAGCAGATACTGCTTCATGGCAAGGTCGAACTTGCCGCTGTCGACCGTCATGTTGACTCCGAATTTCACTTGGTCTTTGCCCCCAGCTCAAGGTTGTAGTAGGCGCCGGAGGCATCCACACGGCAGGACAGGATGCGGAGGGTCCGGCCTTGATAAACCAGAGTCCTGCCGACCACCGGCCTCGGCTTGCAGAAGGTTAAGGCGATGCGGTCGCTGTTCTCCTGGAGGATGAACAGTCCGTCCTCCTTGAGTAGCCTTGAGAATGTGGTCCCCTGGTCGAGCGTGTAGAGCGTCGAGTCCATCGAGACCAGGGTGCTGTCGCAGGTCTTCCAGTCGCTGAACATGACCAGGATCCTCGATGTCACGTTGTCCTGGAACCCACCGGAGATGGGGACGTTGGCATCGTTGACCGCTGCCGGGATGCACCGGATCGACGTCCCCTGCCAGATGAACATCGGCGCCCCTAGCATCTGCTGGAGCACCGCCATGCCCTGCTGGAGACTGGATCCGATGGTGGTCATCAGGCGGTAAAGTAAGTGCCGGAGACTATGAGCCGGCTGGTGGCCTGGAGATGGGGGGCTAGGCTATCGGCGGCTCCGTTCTCAAAGTGCGACAGCTCGAGGTAGCTGGTGCCGGCGATTAGCCTGGCGATGATAGCGGTCTTGGATTGGTTGGTGGCATTGGTCAGCCACACCGCGGCGGCGGCCTCGTAGGTGACGGGGTCGGGCAGCGACAGCCGGAGGTTGCCAGTAGCGGATCCGGTCACCGAGTTGACGGTGACGTCCGCGGTGAAGGTAGTAACACATCCGATGGTGGTGTGCCGCGCGGTGTTGGTGGTGATGGCGAAGGTGCGTCCACCGCCGGAGTCGATGAGAGTCGGCACCCAGGTCGTAGGTGTGACCAGCGGCAGGGCGGCATATAGCTCGGTGAAGTTGTCGTTTATCTTCTCGCCGGCGCCGCGGAGGGTGTCCCCGGTGTTGTCGTTGGCGATGGTGCCGATGTTGATCGTTTGTTGAGCCATATTATTTCTTGGGTAGGACGTACCAGCCGGCCGGGAGGGTCACCCGGGAAGGCCCGACCAGCTTCTTGTCGGCATCGAAAGCATAGACGCTGGCCTTTACCGGCTGCGCCAGCATCACCGGATCACCGCTTGGCACTAGGACCACCCGGGTCACCTGGCAGCCCAGGCAGGTCAGCAATGCGGCCATCCAGATCGCTCTTGAGGGCCTCGGGAGCTTTGCCATGTTGCACATCGGTGGGTGGTGTTGCTCGTAGGAAGTCGAGGATTGCCCGAAGGATCTGGTAGATCCAATTCACGGCTTCGGCTCGGTAACTTCCTTGGCATCCTTGGCCCAGATCAGGCCGATACCAGCAGTGACCGCGGCGATAGTAGTAGTCAGGTCGAGGTTGGTTGTCGGGTCACCGTCGAACAGGGCCTTGAGAGCCCCACCAACAGCGACGAGGATTGCACCAACACCAGCGAGAGTTGTTTTCGTGTTTTTCATTTAGAGCGGAATAATCGATATGCTCCGTAACAGGCACAAAGTAAGCCTATCAGCGCGGTGATAAGCTGAACCCAGTCGGTAAGCCACGGAATAAACGAAACAGCGGTGGCACCTGCCGCTGCTGCTAGGCTGAGTCCAGGGCTGGTGCTGCTGTTCGTTGGTTCCATTACTCGGATTTAGGCTGTGCTGCGTTGAGGATGATGTCTGCCAGAGGAACGCCAACCTTAGCGTTCTGATAGCCACCGGCCTTAATGGCAATGTCGATGAGTTGGAGGAGGCTATTTACCTGCTCGGTGCTGAGTTCGATCTTGATCATGCGGAGGGAGCGTCAGCGATAACCACAGGCTCCGCAACCTTAACCGGAGGCGGCACCGGCACCCACGGCAACGGAAGCGTCACGACGGGCGGATTGATCTGATTCTCGATCTGCAACGAGACGTTCGCTTCGATAGCGGTCTTATCGACTCCATTGGCATAGCACCAGTTTAAGACCTGCGCTTCGGTCAGATCCTCGTATGGCGTGAACTCACCACTCGGCGGTTGGAACGAGCATGAGCCGTAGCAGGTGCCGCTGTAGGTTTCGTCGGTGCCGTTGCAACGCCAATCGGCGGTGATTACGACATTCGTTTCAGAGCCTTCGGTCGGCTTAACGAGAAGGCGTTCGATGATCCAAGAGATGTTCATATTAGGCGTTCTTCAGAGCGTTGACTTCAGCGGTGAGTTCTTGGATGGCGGCAACCAAGATGGGAACGATGCGGGACATATCAATGCCCTGTGATTTGATCGAACCATCGGTGTTCACGGCATCCTTCTCGCCAGAGACTGCAAACGGAACCACTTCAGCGAGTTCGTGGGCTAAGAAACCTTCGCCAGAAGAACCGTCAGATTTCCAGTTGTAGATCGACGGCTTGAGCGCATTGACGCGAGCAAGACAACCGTTGAGCGGTTTAACGGATTCCTTCAGGCGATAATCTGAAACAATGTTGTAAAGAACACCAGTCGTTCCGTTTTGTGTAATGGAACCGATTTGAGTTCCATTGTATCCAAAAGAACAATAAAACGATCCTGTTGAAGTTCCGGTGCTATGTCCAACTGAAATGTATGTAGCATCAGTTGGTAGAGCAACAAGAAATCCGTTTGTGTTTGCGTAGTTTGCAGTAGCCGTCCCCATCAGCAAATTACCACTAGAATCAATAGTGGCTCGCGTCTGTAATACCTGAGAACTGTCCGCAGTAGAAAACACCAAGTCGCCGCCGTTAACATTGGAAAACCGATTAAAAGAAGCAATTCTTGCTGTTTCTGTACTAGAGGAACCGCTTCTGAATGATAACGATGATCCTTTAGGTGATGCGGTGGAGCCATCAATCGTTGAGGTCAGTCGAATCGTTCCTTCAGCGGAAGCTGATAGAACATCGAGTTTTACACCGGGACTAACCCCCACGCCGACGTTGCCCACGCTATCGATCCTAACACGCTCTGTCGCCGCTGTGTCTGTGCCTACGGATCTAGTTCCAAATACCAAATCACCAAAACCACCGGAAGTGGAAGTGGTAGATACAAAACCAATGTAAGCGGGAGCGTTTGTCAGACCAAGAGCGTTGTATCCAAAAGTAATGTTTGAATAAGCTCCAACTGTGGTTGGGTTCCAAATGTTGATGGCATTTGTAAATGTGCTTGGCGTGGTGATTGTCGAAGCCGTTGTTACGCTTAAAGGAGCGTAATTGGTCGATGTGGTGTAGTTGTTGACCAAAAGGCCACCATTTACATCAAGCTTTGCTCGCGGCGTAAGCCCCACGCCGACGTTGCCGGAGGAGTCTACACGATAACGCTCAGCGCCTCCCGTAGTGACAGCAAACGTGTCTGCCGCTGGAAAGTAGATTCCGGTGTTCGTATCTCCCGTCGTAGTAAGAGCAGGAAGCAACAGTGTGCCAGCAGCAAACGTCGAAACACCAGTGACTCCAAGCGTCGTCCCCACCGTAGCCGCGCCGGTGATGGTGGCGGAGCCAGCGGTAACGAGTCCGGTGACAGTCAATGCTCCACTCGCGGTTGGAGAGGATGAGAGCAGATTGTTGACGCTGATACGTTTTGTCGTACCAGATGCGGCCATTGTGAAGTCATTGACATCGACGATCGGAAACATGTCGTTCACCGGATCGGCTGCCGTTAGATTGCCAAGTGCTGTAATCTTTGAGTCTGCCATAGGTCAGTTGGATTGGATTGCGAGTTTGAAAAGGTCTTCCTGTTGCAGAAAACCAGCGTCTTCTCGCAACAGAGAATCGAAAGTGCCAAGTGTAATAACCAGCTTTGAGGTTCCGTCTTCCTGCCACAGGAAGCCCTCGTCTTCCCGCAGAACATCTCGACGCAGCACCGGCGCATCGGTGCCACCGGCTTGACCGGCAAACAACCGATTGAGTGCTATGCCGAGTGAGATCATTTAGGCTCGGGCGTTAAACGCTACGACAGAACCGGATGAGATTTGAAAGCCAGTGATGTTGCCCACCAGCGGGAAGCCAGCAGGAATGGTCTTGGAGGTCCAAGTGCCGGATATTCCAAATCCCGTAATGGAAGTGAACACCGTCGGCTCGGTCGGAATCAAGCCAGACCAGTTGCCGGTCTGAGCGGCGGTTGTAGTCACCAGCGCGAAGCCTTCTCGGCCCATGCTGTACTCTGTGGAGATGTCTGCTTGAACGGCCATAAAATTGTGTTTCGGTTAAAGGGAGGGTCACTAGCGTATCCAGTGACCCTCCCAGTTTTGGTTGTTTAACCTTTGCGGATCTTCGGTGCCAGGGCTCCCTGTATCCACAGGATGAGCTTGCCTCCTTCGGGGATGGTCGCGGTGTTGAAGGCAGTGCGCTGGAGTGACGCATCGACTTCGGGGCCGGCGACAATCTTAGCCTTGTCGTTTCGGTCCACCGAGATGGTTGTGGCGATTCTCATGGGTAACCTTAAGCGGTGACCAGAACTTCGGCCTGGGTCGTGTCCGCGGCCGCGGCGCCGAACATGATGTCGTAGGACGCCATGTGAGCGCGGGAAGCGCGGCTGTACCAGACGGAGAGCAGGCAGCTCAGGCCGTTGGCGGTGGTGACGGCGCGCTGCTCGAGGAACTCGCCGGCGATCATACCGACCGGCAGGCCGGAGGCGATGGCGATGGCATCAGGGCCGCAGACGAAGCCGGCGGTGTTGGTCTCGGCAGAGGTCCAGCGGTTGTTCTCGGCGACCACGTCGAAGCCGAACCGGCCGTTCGCCAGCAGCTCCA